AGATTGTTCCCTTTCACGACGATCTGATGAGCGCGACCAGGTACGCTGCAATGGCCAACAGGTTCGCTGTGTCCGGGAAGGACCCGACATGGACCGGGGAATTAGAGTACAGGAATTACGGCATTGTCTGAGGCGCAAAACACATGGGTCATGTCCCCGGAAGAGTACAAGGAGCGCTACGGTCATTACCCTTCCCACGATCTAATGACGGCATGGGAGTCTGGTCCGCAGCTAAAGGAGGGTAGATCAGGATTTAAGAGGTTCCTGAACATAGGAGAACGCGTAGGGGAGAATATAGAGGCCGGGTTAGGCCTTCTCATGGACGATCCTCCGCGGAAATCCGTCATAAAGGACGAGACTAAGCGCACCGTACGAGAGCCTCCGTTCTACGACGCAGCCAAATACATCGGCAGAAAGGCGGCTGGCCTTTTAACCACCGGTTTAGCGCCGGTGCTTGGCCCCGTGCAGGTCGGGATCGAGGAGCCTATTGAAGCCCAACTGCGGCTAAAGGCTGGTATAGGAGAGGATAAAGCTAAACTGTTGTCTATAATTCCTACGCTGGGCCTCCCTTACTACGGCCTGACAAGGGCAAGCACGTTCTCAAAGATGGCCAGGGCAGCTAAAGCGACCCGGAAGGGTCCAAAGCCTAACAAGTACAGCGATGTGGAGGTAGACCGATGGGGAAACCTCGACCTATTAACGACCAGTGGCAAGCCTATGATGTGGGGGTACACGGATATTCCCGATGGCACGAGGGCAGCCGTTCGTTTGAACTTGGAAGCAACTGATAGACTGGGTAAGGGCGCTAAACTGCAGGCCATACACATCTGGGACGAGACAACCCAGAGCGTGAACCGGATAGGGCAGCATATAGGACACAGTAATGCCGTTCCCCTGACAAACATTGAATTCACGGTGCATCAACCCACCCGGATCGCTATTGCGCAAGGGAAAAATAAGTCCAAGGCAGCGGCGGTTGTGGGGGACATCACGCACTACAGCCCGGCCAAAATAAGTCGCATAAAGAACTCTGCGGACGTAGTGGTTGGCATGAACCCCCGCGGGGGAAACATGTTCATCGACTTATCCAACGGGATGCCTGTAAAAAGCGCGGACATCGCTATCGCTGAGGGAAAGGCCGTTTACCTCAAGGGCAATGTCCAGTACTACACCGCTGACGAACTAAGCGGGGGCAGGTTCTTTCCTGCTAACACCCTGGACGTAACACGCGCTCAGAATAGGCCCACAGGGTTCTATAACGCTCCCGGAGTATACCCCGTCAAAACAAGGGAGGGGTACGACGTTATTACCTCGAGGGGTGACAGGCCAGTGATGGGGCAGTTCGAGAGCGAGTTATTCGATCTGAGGCAGGCTTTTAGGGACTACCCTCAGTTCGCCATACCACACGCTCTGCACAAGAGCCCTGATCTGATAAAGGAGTATGAGAGAAAATGGGCCTTTGTCAGTAAGCCCGATAATGTAAGAAGAGTAGTAGCGGCGTTTGATCGCGGTGCCAAGGCCGGGGGACTCTCCTGGTACAACACAGAGCCATTGAGACTGCGCTTTATAGAAGAGTTTGGTCCCGAGATAGGCAACAATCAGTTTTCCCGGTTTATGGGTCTGGTTGCAGCCGCCAGTTCACGGACTACTGTTAAAGAGGACATCCGCATCGCTATGGAAGTATACGGGCGAATGGCCCGCGCTCAGAAGTCTGGCTCAACCGTTTCTTTTGCTGGTGTGGAGGGGATGCTGAAAAAAACACACGGCAATACCATGCGGGACGTTATAGACGCCGCAGACGTGTCTCCTGGGTCGGGTTATTTCGCTGATCCTTATGGCGAGTATCCGCGTACAAAAACGAACAGGTTTCACCAGAACCTGTTGGGAAACCTATTCCCAATAACAGTAGACACTCATAACGTAAGGATGCTTACCGACCTTCCTAAGGGACGCCCAACGCCTTTAGATGACATGCGGTACAGGTACGCAGAACTCCCTCAGCAGGAAATTGCTAGGCAGCTAGGAGTGCCTGGCGCGATGTATCAATCAGCCACTTGGGTGGGCGGTGGTACGGGCGTGATAGACCCGAGGCCATTCCTGCAGCTTATGCAAGAGCGCATTATATTCAACGCGGACATTTCGGGCATGAAGCCCAACATATGGTTTAAGAAGTGGCTGAGAGGAGATATACCTGCAGTGTACTCAATGGGACCCCTAACAATGGTCGGCGGCAGTTTAATAATCGCTGATGAACTATTTGAAGAACCAGAGGACGGAACTTAGTGGCAAAAGAACGAATGACAGAAGACGAACTACGGGCCCGTATAAGGACGGAGATAGAGGATTCTCTGGGTGATGGCGATACACTGTCGCGGCAGCGAGAAACCGCAATGGACTACTATCTCGGGCTCCCTTTCGGAAACGAGGTAGATGGACGCTCTCAGTTCGTAGACTCCACAGTATCCGACACTATTGAATGGATAAAACCCTCTTTGATGCGTGTCTTTGCGTCTGGGGACGAGATGGTAAAGTTCAACCCCGTCGGGGCGGAAGATGTGCCTATGGCCAAACAAGCCACGGACTACGTGAACTATGTGTTCACCAAGATGAATCCTGGGTGGTCAATACTCTACTCCTGGTTCACTGATGCCCTTCTGCAAAAGAATGGTATCGTTAAGGTGTGGTGGGACGCTCAAGAAGAAGAAACTCGAGAAGAATACTACGATCTCACAGAACAGGAACTAAACAGCCTTCTTTCTTCCGGGGACGTAGAGGTCGTTGAGCATACCGAGAAGCCGGGAGATATCCCTAATGACATGGGTGGTATTACCGGAGAGCCTCTCCATGATCTAGTGGTAAAGAGGACTATACCCAGGGGGCAGGTACGCGTAGAGAACGTCCCTCCTGATGAGTTCCTCATCGCCAGGGAATCTAAAACAATAGAGGAGTCGAGGTTCGTATGCCACAGGGTTAAGAAGACTCTCTCAGCGTTAAGGGAAATGTATGGTGATGTGGACCCGGACGACTTGGGAGGGGACAATGGAGGAGCCAACGACTTCAACTCTGAAAGAACGGCCCGGTACTCCTTTGATAACTCCGACGGTTTTGGCTTTGATAACTCTGCCACAGAAGAAGCCCTGCAGGAATACTGGTTATACGAGAATTTCATCAGAACGGATTACGACGGGGACGGCATAGCGGAACTGCGTAAGGTCTGCATTGTGGGTGACTATGTCTTCGAGAACGAAGAGGTTGACTACATACCGTTCGTATCTATTACACCGATCTCCATACCCCATAAGTTCTTCGGCCTGTCTGTGGCCGATCAGGTTGAATCACTTCAGCTAATTAAGAGCACCCTGATGCGTAACCTCATGGACAACATGTACAACCAGAACTTTGGTAGGTACGCAGTTCTTGAGGGGCAGGCGAACTTAGATGATCTGCTCACACAACGCCCGGGGGGCGTGGTCAGAGTTAAATCTCCTAACGCAATCACCCCGCTGGCTACTCCGCCATTGGAGCAGTACTCTTTTGAGATGCTCGAGTACCTGGACGGCATTAGAGAGTCTAGGGCTGGGGTTAATAAGTACTCTCAGGGACTTAACGATAACGCATTAACCTCCCATACGACGGCCACGGCTGTCAACGCTGTTATGACCGCCGCGCAGTCCAGGGTAGAACTTATTGCCAGGAATTTCGCAGAAACAGGCGTAAAACAGCTTATGAGGACAATTTACAACCTGTTACAGCGATATCAGGACACGGAGACAGTCATTGAGTTACGCGGGGAATGGGTCCCCATAAGACCCTATACCTGGCGTCCAGGACTCGATTGCACTGTATCTGTGGGTATTGGAAGCGGTAATAGGGATCAGCAGCTTATGCACCTTACGGCAATGATCCAATTCGCCTCTGAGACAATGGCTGGGGGGCTAAGGATAGTATCTCAGAAGAACATGTACAACATGGGCGCTGCCATGCTTAAAAACATGGGTTTCCCCAATGTACAGGACTATCTGACCGACCCAGACACGGTTCCTCCCCCAGGCCCTTCGCCAGAGGAACAACACAAACAGGCTGAGGTTGAACTGAAGAACAAAGAACTAGACATAAAGGCAGCCGACATTCAAATAAAAGCACAGAAACTCCAATTAGAAGCCAAAAACGATCAGGTGGAAGCCCGCCTGAAGAACGCAGAACTTAACCTGGAGGCCCAGCAGGATAGGGCAGTAGCTATAGGAAGACAATGAACGAAGAAGAGAGAGAAGTAAGCGCAAAACGCCTTCTCAATGACCCGCTTTTTGCGGAGGCCTTTACGGTGCTAAGACAGGATTTAATGGACCGCTGGAACAACAGCGGGACGAGTGAATTGGAAGCCAGGGAATCTATCTGGCTTGCCATGCGACTGCTTGACAAACTTTATCTACATGTACAGTCCATAGTTGAAACTGGGCACATGAATAAGGTTCTGGAAAAGCAACACCCATTCATTTAAGGAGAATAAAGATGGCGGATACGCAAGAAGCCCCGCAAACAGCAGT